CTCGAGCGGTTTTAACCACTTCGTACATAGTATCTCCAATATCATCAATTGATTTTCCTGAATCTAAAAAGGCATTTAACAATTCACCAGCCTCAACACCTGTAACTTTGGTAGCGGCGTACAACTCCTTACCCATATCCCCTGTAAGGATTAAGTTTTTCTGAGTTGATTTAATTAAACTTTCTTGTAATCCTAATGCATCTTGTTGACTCCCACCTAATCTAATAACTTCATCCGCCGCGTCCGTAAAATTTAACTTAATACCCCTACTAAATTCAACCCCTCTTCCCATTTGGTTAATAACACTTGAGAATTTTTGGTCAATAGATAATGTAGTATTTAAAATTCCATTATACGAACCTTCAACATCTTTGTAGACTTGTTCAAAAATTTTTCCTTTGTCAGATAAATCAGTACTAAATAAATTATTTTTAATCCCTGTTATTCTAGCCTGTAATGTAGATAGTGACTCATCAGTATCAGTAACAATACTTGGACCAGAATTTTGGTTATTATTTTGCATCATATTAATAAATACCTTTATTAAGTTTTTGGTGTATTAACTTCAATTATCTTATCAACAAGATATTTTCTTTCATATGACGGCATAATTAAAAAGTCAGAATATGATGTATTCAAATATTTTCCCATTAGAAAATATTGATTCAACAAATTAACTTTGTGATTAGAAGAAAGGACGAAAAAACTCCGCCCCAAAGGCAATAGAGGTCTCTACCTTTCTTCCAGACGGGGCTATAATTTCCCTAACCAAGTTAACTCTAGGTTCATTATTTCTAATAAAATTAGAAATAAATTTAGAGTCCATGATAGGCATGTCATTTATGAACTTATTAATTTCTTCTTTACTGTTTGTACCATCTAATTCCACAATCATTTTTTGTAGTTTCCATGTGACTCTTGGTGGAACCATATTAGCAGGATACTTCTCGGCCATTTTATCCATTTCCATGGTATCCCCATAAGTCAATGGTCTAATTTTAACAACTCTGTTTGATTTTGGTAGGGTTACAGAAAATAGTCCGTTATCATCTGGTTCGGTTTCAGGTTTAATAAATTCAAGTTCATCCAAAGTAATAACCTTTTGGAATGATTTTCCAGTTTCAGGGTCAGTTAAATTAAATGTATAATCAGCCCCAAACGAGGTATTTCTTAAAAATATTAAAATGGTTTCCAAATCACCGTTGAGTAAATTTTCAGGTTTCAAATCCGATTCATACAGTTTATTCCTGATTAATTGTGTAATAATACCTTCTCCACCATTTTTAGAAATGTTAACTAAAATGTTTTCATCATTTGCGGTAAGATACCCAACTTTAACTGATTTTTTCTTATTCTTATAATATCTTCCACCGCTTGGTAATTCTACAACATCGTGTGGTAAACTAAAATTTTCTTGTCCGTATGTTTTTTCTTCCATAATATTTTTTTATAAAAAAAAATCCACAATAAAGTGGATTTTGTAAATAGTATTTGAATTAAAAATAAATTAATACAATAAGATACATCTATCAGGTCTTAAAGACGCTTGTATAGTTTGGATACCGTCCTGTGCATAATTCACAGCTTGGAAGTCAACTTTAGTAAGGAAACATCCTTGTAATAACCATTTTTCAATTACAACTCCTGTTGGGTCTAACATTTCTAAATCAACATTTTTCTTATATCCTGCGGCATATCCCATACGACCTGTAACCGACTCGGCGTGTAAACGAACCCACTCCATAAGAGCTTGTGCAGCTGACGGACCAATTGGGTCACGGAAGGTAACTGGAATTTCACCCCATTCAAATTGACCCGCAACATAAGTTTTGGTATTCAAAAATGGAATTTCAGTCGATTTTATAGTTATAGCAGGTCTGCTAGTAGACTCAACGAACCACTCATTTATACCCAATTCGTCGGGGAATCTTAATATGAATCTGTTTTGTTTTTTAGGTTCATATGGTATGGGCATTTTCATTAGTAAATCAGCCATGTTCTTTCAATTTTTTTTCTTTTATTTAATTATAAATATTCTGTTTATTTTTTTTTTCTATTTACTTTAATTATTTTTTGGGAAATTATTGCATAAGACCAGTTTTAATTATTATATGGTTTCTTTTCTCCTCCATGTGTTGAATAAAGTTGATATAAATTATCTGGGTCTTTTGTTAATTCTTTATTTAATTTTTCTAGGTTTCTTAAATCATCATCAGAAAATCCAATTGTAGGTACAAAATTGTTAGATATGTCATTTTTAAAGTGTGGTGAGCCTCCGATTTTTTCAGCAATACTTTTAACATAATTTTGGAATTCTCTGGCAGCTTCGACTTTTAATTCTTCTGGGTTGGCCGCGGAACCCTTACCAAATGTCACAGGATAATACTTACATAACTTATAAACATAAAAATCAATAAGTTTTTCGTCAGAAACATCAGGATTTTGTTTTGCAATTTTATTATATTTTCTTAAATTCCAAACCAATTCTTTTTTTGATATCCCTTTAATATCTCCATCTATTAATTTTCTAACCGACATTGCTAATGTTTTTGGATTATGCCCTCTTGCGGTGATGATAGAAAAAACCGAACCTCCGTTAACACACTCAACAAAATCAGACCAAGCTGGACCTGTTTTGGCAATCATTGCATCCATTAAAAACTTTTTATCACCCTTTACACCAAAATTTCTAAAAGGGTCTTCTGCGAACCCTACAATAGTTTTTCCCTTATACTCAAAATTATTTTTACCTACTTCAGTACGATGTTCCGCAAAATCTTCGGTACCCATTCCTACCTCATTACCCTTATCATCCTTTAAAATAATTTTAGTTGGCATATACATAAGGTTATCATCCCAATCAAATGCGTAATATTTCATATCAGGTGTTAGTTTTTCTTTATCACCAAAACCTTCTAAAATAATTAATTTCATAACTATAAATATTATTAAAAATAAAAAACCCCCACTTGTGTGAGGGTTTTTAATATGTTTGTCTTTTATTAGATATTTTCGAAAGACGCTCCTGTTGGAGTAATTAAAAATTCAATGTCTATAAATTCTAACGCTTTTGTAGGTTTGATATAAATCTTACCTGTCAATTGGTTATTATCCAAATCTTCAGTAGTGTTAGCTACAGTAACTCTGAAATCATATAATCCTCTATCTCTACGAATTGCGTCTAAGATAGGATTAACAGAGTCTAAGAATTGTTGTCTAACAATGTTGTCATTTTGTTCGAATAACAATCTAACGGCCACCGCTGAAATTAATTTACGAGCTTGTAATAACAATCTTCTAACATTGATTCTGTCAAGTGCTGACTCTCTAATTTGAAGAGTCTTATTACCCCAAATTACCGTTCCAACATCGTTAAAAGTTGCGATTGGGTTAATTCTTCCCTTATAAAGAGTGTCTCTCTCTTCTTGAGTTAATCTGCGTCTTGCTCTTACAGAATTTACAATACCACGAGTATAACCTGCGGTTGCAAACCATGGGAATGCGATGTTATCAGTCAATGCCAAGTTTCTTGTTACTTCAGCAGTTGCTGGTAAATAGATTTGTGTGTTATTAACTGTATCCCTTGTTAAAACCCATGGGTAATAAGTTGCGGTATAGTTAGAATCAATATCTTGAGTTTCTAAGTTACTAACCGCGTCTTGAGGATAAATTAAATTATCCATAGATGTTGATGGTTGTAACAACTCAAAATCAGGAGTTGTTGTAATGTAGATAGAATCTGCTCTGTCGAATTCAACCATAGTGATTGTTGCATTTACTAATTCATAGTTGTTAACATAATCAATACCAGGTGTTGCTAAAACATTAATGTTTGTAGTACTTGGATTGTTAAATGTTTGAATCCCGATTAAATATGCGTAGTAGTCAGTATTTGCGTAATCTGTTTCATTACCGTCAACAACTATTGTTCTAAACGCTCCCCATCCTGTTGAGTCAGTGTAAGGTACACAAGAATTAGCACCTGCCTTATATCCTGATTTACCTAACAAATATTCGTCAGAATTTGTTCTTCTTTCTCTATAAACATCCCATCCATCAAATCCACCATAAAAATGTGCCGTATATTTTCTCGCAAATAAACGATAGTATGGATTTGTTTGAGTTTCAGGTTCCGAAGTGAAACTTCCTGAACCAACAAAAAACGCAGTTTCACCTGATGATTGATAAGAACTTGAAATAGTTACAACAGTTGCCCCACTATCCATGTGGAAACCTTTTGTCAACCAATTCCAAGAAACAAATAAATCTTCGTCAGTTCCACAAACAAACCCGTTAACTGGGGTTTTTTTACCTTTATATTGTAAGAAATCATTATCACTACCTAAAGATGTTGAAAATCCTAAGTAAGTTCTTCTAACATTGTCACCATTACTTATAACTTTATCATCAGTTCCATTAGAACCAAATGGAGGGTTAAAAATAACTTCACCAGGATAATCATACTTAGTTTTGAAAACGGGGAATGGTCTATTATTTGATGCGTAATCTCTAATAATGTACCCATTATAACCACAAGGTAATGAATCAGACGGTGCGTCAGGATTTAATTCAACCATAATATACCTTGAGTTTATTGCAAATTCGCCATCAGATGTTCCTATTTTTTTACCAACATAACTATTGGAGTTTGAATCCATAGTACAATTATTGAATTTTTCTAAAATAACAGGATTAGAATCTAAGTCATTGTACTGTCTAACAAAAACATCAAAAGTTAAACTATTAAATGAAATGTTACCAATTGATACTTTTATTTCTGTATTCGCATCGTTACCGTCAGAAATTGAAACAAATCTAAATAAATCATAAACTTTGTTACCTCTTAATTCAGATACAAAATAAGGAGTAACGGGAGTCTGATATTTCTCAAGGTAGTTAGCAATTGAAGTTGTACTTCCAGTTCTTGAACCTTGTAATTCAACAAAAGAAGTATTAAGACCTCTAATATAACCCTTTCTATATCCATAACTCAAAAGATTATTGTACATCTCCTCAACATATAATGGAACTTGAGTTGAGTCCTTTTCAAAATTATCGTTACCTAAAACCTTTGTAATAAAATTAGCATTTGTATTATCTAAAGTAACCTCAAATTGGAAGGTCGTTGGGGTGGTGGATGTGGTCTGTCCACTGACTTTGAATAATGCGTAAGGGTCTGTTGTTACTCCACTGTATGAACCTGTCGCAATTAAAGACGCACTTGTTGTTGAACTAACAACATACTGAGGTCCACTTTTAGTACTAATAAATTCGGAGATACCTCTTGACCTAAGTGTTGAAACCACTAAGTTATTGTAGTCTGTGTATGAAGTACCGGTGTATAAAGTATATCCAATTTTTAATGCGTAGTCAGTTTCAATTCCTCCAGTAACACCAGCAACACTTGCAAAGTTTGGATTATTTACACCTGAAACAACAAAAGACACACCTGTGTAAGAATCTCCATTAGTTATGTTAAATGTATCATAAAACCAAGAATCATTATACCCGTCACAAAAATCTATTGTCGATAAATTTAAGTCATTAATACCATAAGGGTTATAAATTGTTTTTGTATTAGCAGACCATTCAGGATATGCGGCATTGGGCCCTAAAAATAAAACTTCATCG